GGGTTCGTGGCATCATAGGATTGGCAGACATTGCTGTGCCACCCATCTGCATTGGTTTGCGAACCATAGACCCGTAGGCGTATGACTTGCGGGTATTTTTATTGTTCATTTTCATCGGTTTGTTCCTCGTGCTACATCAGTTATTTCTTGTTGCTTTTGTTCTTCTAGGTCTTCAGAAACTTCGTCAGGTGTTATTACTGCAGACCTCTCACCTAAAAGTACGTCGAGAGGGGGAATCTCTCCGCCTGAAGTCAACAGGTCTGTTGCTAGGTAGTTCTTAATACGTGCGTTTAGAAATTCAAGTTCTTCAATAGGTATGTCTGAAGATTCTGGTCTCATAAGAATATTGTTAATAATCTTAGCGGCTTCTCTATCCGTCAAAGCTAAATTAACAAGAGTTTGATTTTTAGCAAGCATCAGTCTTGCGGATACTTCTGTAGCCACGTACAAGGGGCTAACCATTCCTCTGGCTAAGTTAAATACTCTAGCAAACATACTGTCTATGGACATGCCTCTGGTATCTGCTGAAGCACGAAATCCGTAGCCATCCCCGGAAGCATACTTTGCCCACTCTGCCATGTCCTCTAGCTCTTGGGTGTGGTCTTCTCCGAGAACATGCACCATAACTTTTCTTTTTGCAGGGTCATTTACGTGGTCAACCAGTACATTGATGTCAGCAACTTCTTGGATGGCATCGTTCATACCTACCATCTTGCCATACTTCGCACCTGATTTTCCGTATAGACCGCGAACATACATGTACTTCAGGCCGTCACGAATCTCTGCTTCAGACATCCCGCCTGCTCTAAACCTAGCAGCCGTACGGTCAACCAAAGCAACAGCTTCGTCGATGCTATCAGGGGTTCCGCCTTCAAAGACACGGTCGAAGAATTGTTGAGGATTACTTGTTAAGGATTCTATCTGTTCCATCTTGTTAAGGATGGTCATTTGTTGGTCAACCTCTTGTTGCACAGCAATATTCAGTACACTGCCTTTATCGTTGAGGTCTGTTTGAATCTCTTTAAACACACGTTTTGCGTTGTCACTTCGGCGTAGTAAATCATCTGTGCTAACAGAGAAGCCCTTAACTCTGTCCGACAACCCCAAGGCACGTACGCCTTCCGAGCCGTCTGCCTCAAGAACAGGAATAGAAAGTATTCTTTCAGCGTCCATTATTCTTTTAGCACGACCAAAATCATACGTGGCTGTACCCTCTTGGATAGAGTTTATAGCATCCCTAGCTTTTTCAGGAGATTCCCCGCCTAGAAGAGTGCGAACACTAGCCATAGCATCAACTTCGTTTCTGTACTGTGCAATCATCCGCTTGCCAATCAAGGCTTCCATCAAGGACTGGGCCGCGTCAGCAGAATGGCGTTGCGAAGAGTCAGAGAGGTCGAAGGCGTAATCTCCGGCACTGTTCTTTTTAGCTCCTAAGAAAAACATGATGCGGTTTTTCTGCTCGGATATTTCGTCTTTTAAATCACCTATCTTTACATTGTCTGTGGTTTCTGACAACTTTTGAAAGGCTTTTGCTATGCGAACGAAGGGTGCTTCAGGTCGTCCCGATACACTTCTGTAAAAATGACGGCCTTCTTTAGGGTCTTGTGTTGTAACATTTGTGCGTTGTCTTGAGTTTATAACGTCGGACATATACCGACCCTTATCCATCTGGTACCCTACAACCTTTTGGTAATTGTCTCTGGCTTCTCTCACAAGCATTGCCAACTGAGGGTCAGTGTCTTCGAAGGCTTGGTCAATAACCCGCGTAAAAGTCTTCGCTATTTCGCCAGACTTATTAGGTTGTAAACTGGTGGCTCTATCTCTGAAGTAACGGTACACATCTTCTGCTTGTTCTGGTGTAGCTTCGAAATACTTAAAGACGTTACCAGCTTCTTCTGAAGCGTTGTCCAGCATAAACATGGCTAACTCTGCATAACTTCTAGACGTAATATCTCCGTTTTCAAGGGCTGCATTTAAGAACATCTCTGCAGCTTGTTCTGCTGTAGACCCCGTTGCTTCGGCAGCTTCCTGAAATGTACTAGCCAAACCCCTTTCAGCCATCGTTTCAAATGTTTCTGCTAGAGCATCACCGCCCGGACGAGCAAAAAACTCACGACCACCACTGAACATAAAGGACAGAGGCTCTCCCCGTAAGTCTTCAGATAGATTGGTCAATTCTCGTACAACCCGTGTCATGTCTACTTTGACAGGTTGGTCAGAACCTTCCGGTATGTAGCTGTTGACTTTTTTGTATCCGGCAGAACCTACAGCTTTTCTGCGACTATGCTCTATATCAAACAACTTGTCTGCAACAGGACGTATGGCTCTTAGAAGAGTACGCTCATCCATAATATCTGAGGCTGCTAGAAGATTAGCACTCTGTAGACGAGCGGCTTTTGTTAGTTTTAAGGCTACCTCTGCGGCTTTCTTAGCGCGGTCTATAGTCCCCACTACTTCTGAGTCTTCTAGAGCTAGTTCTAGGTTTACGAGTCTACCTACCGTGTCCTCGTCTATTTCTTCAGTGCTGTTATAAAATTGATTCAACAGCTTTTGCATTTCCTGCTTTTTGACGTTGACACCAATCCTGCCGCCTATAACAACTTCTTCTATTTGTTGCATCATAGCCTGTAGAGGTTCGTTACTATCTAACTGTATTCCTCTTTTAGCCATCCTTCCTTGCATGGATTTCATAAGTGTGTCCATGCCTCTGTAGTTCTCCTCTTCTCTAGACAGAGCTGTGAGAACATCGTCCATAGTACCGGGGTTGGTTAAATCACTAGGTTTTAGCTGATTACCTTTTATGTATTGAACGGAGATAAGAGGCGCGAGTCCTGTTGCTTTTGCCAAACTCAAGTGAAGAGTTTGCATATTGGCTGCAATTTCAGCGTAGCCCTGCTGTATAGCAGCCTCGTCTGTCATGCGTATACCTGAAGAATCTGTAAGGTATAGGTCCTCCATACGACCTCGTATACGCCCTAGCAGCCCATTATACTTACGCAGAGCATCGTAACTTCTGATACGAGCTTCAGGCTTCATAGCTTTAAAGATACCTGCCATTGTTGTAAAGGACTCTATCTGCTCATCTGTTACTTCTTCACCAGCATCAGCCATAGCTCTACGCATAGCTCCTTCGTCACCTCTGACAAGCATACCTTCTGTTATGAACGGGAGAAAGTTTGCGTTTTCAAAGCTTAGAGCTACATCTTTTATTGTTCCGTCTGTGAGTGCGTTAGCAATGCGGATTCCGGTTGTAGCAGTGTATCTACCCACAGGCAAAAGAACAGGAGCTAGCAGAGGGGTGACTATACCGCTGAGTACCTGTGCAGTTCCATCATCGAGACCTAGTGCGTCCCAATCCATTATGGTTGGTGCGTAACCTATGGCAGTAGATATAACCACGTCGTCTGCAGCCAGCCCTCGCGTGTAGGGGTTGTCAAAGTACCCAGTGCCTTTGCCACGAGTATAAGACTTCAAGCCGTTTTCTAATGTCTGTAGTTCTTTTTCTGCATCCGCTATTTTTTGTTTAGTATTTAGTTTTCCAAAAGGGCTTGCAACTCTTAATTCGTCTTTAATTCTGTTTATGTTTGTTGTGTATGAGTCTAGGGTGTTGAGATGGTCATTAACACGAGAGGCACGAGTCATAGACTCTTTCTTTCCTACTCTCGCAATCTTACCTAGAGTAGCTGCTCCCCATACTTTTCTAAATGTTCTTCCGACGACGTTGCTTTCTTGTTGCGATAGTTTTACAAAAACCTCGTAGTCACTTAAATCTGAACCAAACTTGCCCGGATATTGCTTACGAGCTTCGGTTACTTTATCTATATACTTCTGTCCCTTGGATATACTACGCAAAGTCAAACCGAGTGTGAACGGAGCTTGTGTTCCGAATATCAAGGCAGACTTTTCAAACCCAGTCAACTGCTCGTATGCCATCTGAACAAGACTACCCGCAATTTCAGAAGGCAATCCAACATCTTGCATAACGTGGTTACCCTCATCATCCAGAACGGGCTGTGCAGATTTATTACCCAACTCATCTTCTTTAATTTCGTAAGAGGGTTGCTGGTGAGCTACAGCCCATGCATCGGAACCAAACCTCTCTATGAAGCTATCCTTGTACCACTCTTGAACTCGCTTTTCAGAGCTTCGTAAAATATTGCTACTCTGTAGAATTTCTTCGTAACCCTGTACTGCTTTATTAGAGCCATAGGATGTCATGCCTTCTCCGAAGGAAGCTGCAAAATCATCTTTCCAACTTGTGTCAGGATTGTCGTTGGTCTGTGCATCATATATTCCCGCGCCAGCGTTTACCACTGCAGCAGCGAGTGTGGGTATCCTAGCCACATCGCCGGGGAGCGCACCTAGCATACGTGCAAATTCTTCGCCTAGTTGCCCTTGGCTGAAGTCATCAAGAATAATCTTCTGCCCTGCTAAAGGAACAGGAGACTCTGGGGTGAATAGCTTTGCAATGTTTTGGCTTTGCTGTACTGCTTGAGTAAATCTGTCTTGAACCCACTGGGGCTTGGACTGTATCTCCGCAGGCATACGTACTTCTGAATAATCAGGACTAGAAAACTCAACAACCAGCTTGTCTTCAGGCTGTTGTTTCACTGTGTTGCTAGCTGCATATTGTGCGTACAGGCTGCCCTTGAACGCACTGTCTTCTCTAGCTTTAGCTAAAACTGTAGGACTGATAGGGGTGCTACCTATCATGGTAACGCCCTTACTTGTGATATCCTCGGCAGTAACCGACGAGATTAAATCTTCAAAAGAACTTCGCGTGTCTTGGGTCTGCTGCCCTGACTGTAACGCCTTGTCTTGTGCAGCCATAGCGGGCAGGTCAACAACGACAGGGCCTAGTCTGCCAGCCCTGTAAATAGGCTCATCAAAGGAAGCAGAGACACGACCATCGGTCGCCTGTGGTACAGAAGCTCCCGCCTGTTGTGTAGGAGTGATAACAGGAGGCTCCGCCTGTTGTGGCGGAGGTGTAGGAGTGATAACAGGAGCTTGTGCCTTGGCTTGTTCTTCTTGTGAAATGTCTATCATTACTGAGCCTCAAACCCCACTATTCTGCCGTTTTCTAATATGGGTTTGTAGAGAGTTTCATCCCCCTCAAACTTTCTAAATTCACCTACTGTCGTAAACTTCTTTCCTGCGAACGAGGCAGGGTCTATGCGGCCCGTCTGTGTAGGGGTTGCAGACTGTGCAGGGGTTTCTGCAGACTGTGCAGGGGTTTCTGCAGACTGTGCAGGGGTTTCTGCAGACTGTGCAGGGGTTGCAGCAGGCTGTGCAGCAGCACCTGACTCCCTCATAGTAGGTCTGTTTTTATCTGTGACAAGGGTAGCAACGCCGTTTTGTATCAAGTACATAGCACCGCCTGATAAAAATGCGGATGTTCCTTGGGCTACTTCATAATCACCCGTGACATCCAAGCCTTGTGTAATAACACCCACGTCTAGGACGGGCGCAGCAGGAGCAGGAGTGCTAGAAGCAGCCATGGAGCCTTGCTTGTATAGTAGTATCGTAGGCACCACTATTTTTTCGTGTATTTCTAGTGCAATCTTGTCTGCTCTTGTAACAAAGGCTTTGTTAGTCAGGTCGTATACTTTCTGTAGTTTTTTCTTCTTTTCTACATTCAGGTCTATGGTAGTTCTCAACGCTGCTAAATCTGAGTCTAAACTAGAAAACACACCCGCTCTACCTACCTGCTTCAAGGCATTTTCAAAGTCTTGGTTAGATAAGCGACCACTAGGGTCGGCAGCACGGGCAATCTGCACAGCTAAGTTAAATTCTAGGGCTTGCATTTCACCAATTCGTTGAGAAGCACTATACCCATACGCTGCTGCAATAGCCTCGATACTTTCAGCAGTTGTTGTAGTGTAAGATGCACCACCTACAGTGATAGAATTTCTTGAATCGTTTACATCTGCTACGCCATTGTCAAAGACGGTTTGTGCGAATTGTGATAGCTGTCCTGTAGAAGCAGTCAAGCCTACTATACCTTCAGTGACTGCTCTCCAAAGTCCTGAAGTTTTACCCTCGGACCTAAGTGTGAAAAGCCGCCCACCTAGAACAACTACATTATCAGCAGCTTGGTATGTACCTCTAGTATCATTATATCTCTTATCTCCTAAGAAGTCTTTTGGAGTTTCTTCTTCTACTAGCACCCTATTTAAATTATCCTGTTTAAATTTCTTTTGGTACACAGGGTAGACAGCCGCAATCATCTTGTCTACGTTGTTTTCGGGGTCTTGATTTGCGACCTCATTTATAAGGTAGCTTGAGGTGAGCGCTCTTGCTTGTGGGTCCGTTCCAAAGTCTTGAATCCCCATATCTAATAGATTTGCAGCATGCAACATACCCGCCGCTTGTAATGCTGGGTTTTTGTTGTAACTATACTCACTCATATTAGCCATCATGTTATGCCGCGAACCCTGATTCAGTGACGTAGCGAGAACATCCAATTTGTCGGATTCTTTTTTCGTTGTAGGCAGTATGGCATCGGCGTCCTGACCGGGAAGGGGTATTAAAGTGTTGGTTGCCTCTGCGTCTCCGCTCCCGACTATAAGTTTAAACGTAGTGTCTGAAGAGGCTACGGTGTTTTGGCCTATTGACTTCTCAAGTTGCTGTTTAAAAGCAAAGAGTTGAGGATAGACTTTTTCTAAGGTTACTCTTATTGATTTACCATTTTGTGGTGGCGCATATTTGTTAAGCATATAGTTAGTTTCATAACTATTGATGGAGGCTAAAGCTGTGGATGCACCTCCGTTTTGTCTGTAAAAAGATAAGGCATCGGAAACTCTACCGGGAGATGCAAACTGCGTGTTCCAACTAGACAAATAGTTCTCTGCTTTTTGGTCAACGTTGTTTATTTTTTCAAAATTTCCACCTAGCTTATATCCGCCGAGCTTATGGGTGTTCTCTATGTCGTCAGCAGCAACACCCAAACCCGCAAGTTCCTGCTGACTGTAACCCAGCCCTTTAGCAGCGAAGTTAATCTGCTCTTGAGTTGCCTTTCCACCGGATATCAAAGTAAAAAGACGGTCTTGGCCTTCCTTTTGCTTTGCTGCGTTTGCCTCTTGCTGCAGACGTTCATTGTCGGCTTCTTGTTTTTTCTTTGCAACGTGGCCTTCTAAAAACCCCGACGCGAATGACATCAATAAAGACATTACTGTTCTCCCTCTCTGTCTGCGTTCATAAAGCTAGGTTCCTCAGGTTCGGCACCTCTGCGAATAGCAGCATTTAAGTTTTCACGAACGTAATCGAACATCTTTGGATTGTTATCTTTCATCAAGCGCATGAATGTTTCGTCATCCATGTCGCCATCGTCTAGGGTGTCGTTGTTTTCAAACAAACGGTAGGGTATGTTTTCTTCTTCAGCCATATCAGCTATGACTATACCGAGGGGTCCTTTGATTAGAATACCCACATCAGGAGAAAACTTACCGTCTCTAAATCCTTGGAAGATAATACCCTCTACCATAACCTCTACAGATACGCCAACCATAAGCATCTTGGCTATTTGTTGTTTTTTTCTAGGGACCATAATGCGGTCCACAAGGTAGTCCAAAACCTCGTCAGGGTTTACCATCTCAGGAGGCTGGCCCCAAGCCCACTTGCTGTTATCCTCAGTGAGAGAATGTCCTGCAGGTGCTACGTTGAAGGGGTCTAGGGTTTGTTCTTCTGCCACGAAATTCTCCGTTATTTTATGTTTACTTCTGTGCCGCCTGCTGACCCCGGAGGCGTAGGTTTCCCACGCCTAGTTGTCGGGCGTACTGTAAACGTCTCTGTCATTCGCTGTAGGTTTGTATCAAAATTGACTTGCTGCATGCGCCTCATTATGGCGTCTCGATAGACACTGTTGGTGGGAGTATAACGCTTTTGTTGTACCCCTCCCTGCATTTGACGATAATTATTGGAAGCTCTAACTTCAGGCAACCTAGCCCTTTCTCCTTGAGCCGACTCTTCGGCTGACATTGCAGAGTAGAACCTAGCACCCTTACCCACAAGTCCTAGGAATCCACCGGACCTTTCTTTATCACCAAATTCATCGTAAAACTCATCTTCTTTTCCCAGAAAAAAATCTTTGCCCACGTCGAATGCAATTTCTAGTGCTTTTGAAAAATCAAACATACTTGTTTCCTACTTATAATATACCTGCTAAAAAGGTACCCACCAGTTTAGCTAGGTCATCTTTTTGCTGTTTAGAGTACAGGTCTTTACTGTTAGCAAAGTTCATAGCATTGAGGCCCATGTCATGCTCACGAGCCAAGGTGTTCTCGCCCTTCGTAAAGTTCCACGAAGCGTTATCACGATAGGCTTGCCAGAGATTGTTTAAAGCGTTTTGATTTGCGTTGAACTCGTTCTGGACATTGATGCGATTAGTTTCGTTATCTGTTGCTGTATTAAACGTGTTCACTTCACGTCTCCAAACAGCATTAGATTGGTCTACTGCAAACCTCATGTTAGCGTTGAACGACTCCCGTGTTTCTTTGACGGTAGCGTTGAACTGAAGCATGGAGTTTGCTTCACTGGCATTAAACTGCTCCATAGATGCCTGTCGATTTGCATTGGCTGTATCAACCTGTGCGCCTAACTCTGCAAAGTACTCCTCAACCTGCAATTCATTCTTAGCGTTGAATTGCTTTCTGGCGTTTTCTTCAGCCGTATCATTGAATAACCCTTCGACTTGAGACTGGTATGTTAATTCAGTGCTTCTTTGTTCGTTGTTAAGATTAGCTAGGTCGATTGATAGAAAGGCTTCAGCGTTGACTTTTGCAGATGTCAGCCTCGCATTTAGGTTTGCAGTGTCCATATTCGCTATTGTAACCGCGTTCTGTAGGGCGGTAGCTTGCTTGTTATTTAAATTTGTTAGTTGTATCGCTGAATACTTGTCGGCATCTTTCGATGCAATCTGTATACCAGACTCCATCAAGGCTTGCGTAATTGCAGCAGAAGCCATGCTCGATGCACCCAGACCTCTTCTCTGCATAAGAGCGTTGACTTTGCGAACCTGAGGAGCAGCCCACGGAGGCATGGGACCCCCTGTTTCGAGGGAAGACATCAGTTGGGCAATTTGATACTGAACTGTTCCTTTTTCGTCTAGCTCTTCTACGGCAGCTTCTGCTAATGCTCCTTCTGATAGCTCTCCCTGTATTATGTCCATATATGGGTCAGTACGGTCTAGGCTTGCTGATTCTGCATCCCCCAACTCGGCTAGACCATCTTCTGTTTTCGCAATAGAATCTACCTGACCTATACTGGGGTCGGGTTTCGTAGGGGCTGTAGTAAGGAGTCCATCCATAGACCCTTTGACAGCAGTCGGTAAATCTGTACTTTCGCCTAACTGCCCTGTGTCTTCAGCCAGTATTTCGTCTTCACCAATTTCTAGCTTTTTACTTGTGACCTCAGGAACACCACCACCAGCCAGTATACCCATTTCGTCTTGCACAAGTTTGTCTGCAGTGTCTTCAACAGGTGGGTCTACAACAGGTGTGTCTTCAACAGGTGTGTCTTCGGTTGTATCTTCTGCCATACTAATTCATTCCCATAACCAAAGTAGCCATCATTCCAACTACTGCTAATGTACTAGCCATTATCATAGCTTCCAATCGCCACATTCTTTTATCTAGTGCATCTAACTTACCGTGAACTAACTCACGAAACATCGCGCACTCTTTTTCATGCGACTCTAACTGTAGCTGTGTTTTCAATTCTTGTTCCATCTCAGGTTCCATAGTGAGTTTCAGCACTTTTACGCACCGTCATACTTGGGCATATCTGAATTAGGCCACGTTTGACCTGCGCTGGGCTTACCACCGGATGTGAAGGTTTGAGAGTCACCGTCAGAAGAAAGGCCCGTTAGGGATACTGCTGCCGCATCACCACAATTACTGTGTGATTCTGATAACTTAAAGGTGTTGGTAGCTGTATCTATTATATAGTATGTTGCGCCATCTGTCAATCCACCTATAACTGCCGTAGCTTCATCATCAGAGTTCATACCTGCGTTGTAGTGCACCTGCTCGTCGTTTACAAAGCCATGTCCATTGATTGTGATGGTGTTGTCTGAGGTGCTGACTACACTAGAGGAAGTCGCATCAATCTCTTTAGCCGTTGAAGAGGCACCCGCTGTTGTTTCGTACACTGCTTGGAGTCCGGCAATGTCGCTGGCATTGTTGATTGCTGTCTTCAGTGCGGCATAGTTGGTACGAACAGCAGTGCGATACGCAGTAATCTCTGCGGGTATTGCTGTGCTTGTTTCTGTCTTACGAACTACATACCAATCTGTACCAGCGAGGCTAGATGCGGATATATCCTTGGCTTCTGCAACTTTACTAGCTTGTAAGCCCGCCAAGGGTTTTGGTAGAAGCGCATCACCATCAGAGTTCCAGCCCCAGTAGTAGAAGCCATCGTATGGACCTAGTTCGGCTTCCCACGATATACCAATGGTGTTCTTTTCTGAGTCGCTATATCGCATCCAAATTGACGGGTACTTTGTGCCGTCCGTACCCGTAAATCCTTTACCCGGACGGATGGTTGCGTTGTTATATTTCCAAGGCATTGATTGCTCCTATCGGGCGTTCGAATATTTAAAGGGCTGTTCGGCAAAGGCAAGGTAGATATAGCCTTTATTAGAGCCGACTTCACTGTAAGAGTTTCTAATTTTGAAACCATTAGATAAGAAATCTATAGGCACACCTCTTGTGGCTTCATCATCAATGTTATTATTAGCTTCTAAGTTTAAAGAAACAGGGTTTGCAGGCGACCTTGTGTTATCGTATATAACCCAATCATATCCACCACCACCCTGTGTGTATGACTTGCACATGACCCACGCAGGGCGAAAACCTAAGTGTACATATGTGTTGTCTGAGGCATTCATTCCGGTATAACTGCCAGCCTTGCAGTACCCTTCGACGTCTGCAAAACAATAAGCTATGTAAGTGTGACTTGAATGATTGACAGACAACTGATTATTGACGCTAAAAACTGTATCCGTTGGTGCTGTACTATTCCAGTGAGTTTGACTAGTTGATTGGCCTACATTGTTATCCAAGTCGATATAACTAGTTGTAGGATTTGCTAATCCAGAATGATACACTGCCCAGAAGTAATCTCCTGTGCGATTTTTAACGATATACATCGTAGGTGTTTTACCCAAGCCATGACCAACTGTGCCAGCAGATGAGGTTCCAGACCAGCTTACTATGCTAAACCCAGCCTCTGGATTTGCAGATATGCTTGATGAAATTGTACCATCGCTGTTACTGGCCGCAGAGCCGCCAGCTAACCAGTTCCACGATACATATGTTTTATCGGTGGCGTTAGCCCCCGCCGCACTTCCTAGAGTAAATCCATCTGCGTCAAAAGATGTTAAACCACTCTCATCAGCTTCATCATAAACGTGGTCTTGATACAGCCTTTTGCTTGCACCACGAATACTGTCGTAGGACGCATGTGAGTATGTGTGGTTTGTTACTTTGTTCCACACCCAATCGGGCTGAAAACCAACGCCAGTTATAGCCTGAGTTCCACTGTTGCCTGTGTAAAGCACCGTGTTAAAATACTCAGACCCATCAATAATTTCTGGCTCAGGCAGGTTGGCTGAACATAAAGATGTGTAGCCAGACGGTACAGCATATTCAAACGTGCCTATTCCTTTGCTATCCGAATTTGCGGAGGAAACATTTGCGCTGTCTTGCCCAAAGTTCACTCGCCAAGTAATTGTTGCACCACCATCACCTGCCCAAAAAGGAATATATCTTCCATTTGTGTCAGTAACAACATCAACACGATTTGTGCCATCTGAGAAATCAGGAGTGCCATTGATGTATGTGCCGTTTACAGCAACCCATACCCAAGTGTTGTCCATGTCTACAGCGAAACTAACAACAGCACCAGTCTGCTCTGCAATGGAAGATGTATAACTAACATTTCCAATAGACCCATCGGCACTAGAATAAATTTTATTATCATCGGAATAAAAAGTAACAGCATCGGACGTTACAGTAAGCCTATTGTTACTTCCTAAATCTTGTGCATCGTCGTTCCAAATACCACATATTGCGGCTCTAGAACCATTTGTAAGTGCGCCTGTGAAGGTCTGCTCCCAGTACCACTTACCAGTTGTAGGTAAAGCCATTGTTGCGGCGTGTTGCATAGTGGTGTGGTTGCCAGCAAACGAACTTGCTAGATTGCCTTCGCTATATGTTATACTGCCTGTTGTTCCGCTTCCTTTGTGTATTGGATTCATAGTAGCAAAATTATTTGTCGGGCTGTCTGGCACCACATCTGAGGCAACAAGGGTGGAGACAGCAAAGTTATTGCCAAGACCGGACTGGTCATCTCCAATATTAGTTTGAGCCGTTGTGTCTTGGTCTGTTGTTGCAGTTCCTGTAGCTTCAAACGTGAGGTGAAAGCCATTATCGCCGTAGGTCAAACCGCTACTAATATCCTTCGGAATCCATATACCGTCCTTTAGCTCTCCAAAACTATCGTGACTCACAGCCGCAGAATCTATCGACACAAATTCAGCTATATAACCGTCAAAGTAATTCGTTGTGCTTCTGCCAATGTAAGTTATTTTGTTGTTAGTAAAATGGCTGTTTTCCGAAGTAGTAGGATAATCTGCACTATCAAAAACAGTTTCTCTTACGCCGTTGATGTACAACCTAAGACGGTCAGTCTCTGTTGAATTATCACGGTCAAAGATTAAATGGATGTGATACCAACTGCTGACATCTCTAAAAACCCTAGTGGTATCTAACTGTGATGTAGCACTGCCAGCGGCTTCAGTTCTGTATCTTAGCGTGTCATCAGACAGAAATTGAATAACAGACGAGTCATTGTGGTTACTGGGAAACGAACTTCCTACAGCATACATCATTTGCGTACTGCCTAGATTTCCACGCTTCACCCAGAATGATGTAGTGTTTAAGTTTCTGCCGTTTGAACTATTTGCATCTGGGTTTCTGCTAAGATGTGCGCTATCACCATCTTCAAAACGCAAAGACTGGTTTATCGTGTGCGAATAGAACGAGCCTAGCGCACCACCGACATCGCCAACACCACCAAGACCAGAACCTGTTGAACCAACTATACTCATTAAGTTAAAGCTCCTGAAACAGACACAAGTATACTATTATCCCCGCTGTCTGCTTTTACATAGTAGGTTAAGTGATACACCCCAGCCGTGCCTATAGCGGTTAAAGCCGCGGCGTTCATACCTACGATAGCATTAAGGCTGACCGCACTAGCACTTGTTTTATTTAGAAAGATGTTACCGGACTGACCTGTTGTTTGATTGCTAAAAGTAAGAGTGGTGGTATGCCCCACGCTTATACTAAAGTTGTTATGGTCAGCTAAATTCATAGTGGTCGTACCACTATCACCACTCGTACTTATGGCGGCGTCTTGAATGCCTATAGCCCGCCCTTTAACCGTCACATCATCTTCGATTGTCAAAACAGTAGTGCCTGTGGCAATACTCAACACATCTGCGTCAGCATCATTCTTAATAGTCACGTCCGAAGTAGAGCCTTGGCCCGTAAGGATAAGACCTTCTGCGGCAGTGTAGCCTATTGCAGCATTGTCACCTGCGGCTGTATCTCCATCCGGTTGGAAATTTGCACCTCCTACGTCGCCACTGAAGTCAGCGGCAGTACCGTTTAGTTGCTGCGTAAGTGTGACTTGTCCGTCACTTGCTATTGCAATAGCATCCGCATCTCCTACAGAACCTATCTGTCCGGCATTTGCAATCGTTATGCCACCGCTGTGAACATCCCTAGCAGTAAAGGTTGCAACGCCTACTTGTGCGAGTGTACCACTGATTTCTACATTGCCGTTGATATCAATCAAGGTGGAGTTTAATTCAATTTCATCATCTGCGTTGATGTCTAAGTCACCATCAGCAGGTGAGCCAATGTTGATAGCGGAGTCGCGGAACTGAACTACACTTGCTGCATTGAGCAGTACACCCGTATCGGCAACGTGAGTTAGGGTTACGTCTTGGTCGTTACCAAACTGTATAGTACCAGCATCAGCAAGGAATAAGTCCGAGAACTCTTTCGATGCAGAACCCAAAGTAGTACCATCTGCACTCACAGGCAAAATAGATGTACCAAAAGTACCTGTGTTGATTACGGGGCTGGTAAGTGTCTTGTTTGTCAGGGTATCTGTTGATACGAGAGACACTAGGGTTGAGTCAGCACCTGCTGGAAGCAACATAGTGTTTGTTACGGTTGCACTATGTGGTTGCGATGCTACTGTTTGACCGTGACTATTACTTTCACAATTAAATACTATTCTTCCTGAGTTGGTGTTTCCTCGTACAACCACCGTGCCTGTTCCGTCGGGAGCCAAGTCGATTGTGGCATTGGATGTTGTGACGATATCCGCGCCATTCATGTCGAGGTTGCCACCTAACTGAGGAGTACTATCCTCTGATACGTTTGATATAGCACCCGATGTGGCAAGTCCTGCGACGACTGCACTTCTTGTTATCTTCTTTAATCCACCCCCTGATGTGTCTACAGCGAGGAATACGTCGTCGTTTGCTACCGTAGATATCTCAGCCAAGTCGCCAACTGCTTTTTCTTCAAAGCTGGTTCCGTCTGCAACAAGTATGTGTCCTGAGGTGACAGTTGGCATTATCAACTTGCCGCCCAGAGTTACATCCCCTGTTAGGGTTGAGGTGCCTGATATGTCTACGTTGCCGTTTATGTCGATGAGAGTAGAGTTGAGTTCAATCTCATCATCAGCATTTATGTCTAGGTCGCCGTCTGTGGGTGACCCGATGTTGATGGCAGAATCCCGAAACTGAATTACACTTGCAGCATTGAGAAGCACACCTGTATCTGCAACGTGAGTGAGAGTCACATCTTGGTCTGCACCCAGATTGATTACTGCTGCATCAGCAAGAAACAAGTCACTGAACTCTAGAGATGTGGTTCCCAGAGCAGCCCCATCTGATGCGTCAGGAACAAACGCCGTACCTGCAGAGATTGTTGAGGCTCCCACGACGGTGCCGCTCACATCTAGGTTGCCATTCACATCTATGGTTGTGGCTGCAATCTGTATCTCTGTGTCAGCAACGAGGTCTAGTTGACCGTCGGCACTGGAGTTGATGTATATCGCTGTATCACGAAACTGTAGCTTTTCTGTTGTGGACATGAGTATGTCATCAGAAAACTGAAAGTAGTCCTCATCTTCCATCCATGTCAGAACACCGTCGCTTGTGTTACCATCGAATGTCACTGCTACGTCGGTGTCAGCACCCGTGCCAAAAGTGATGGTGTTACTGATGAGAGAGGATATCGGACCCCCTTCACCCGCTGTTCCGTCGTGTGTATGTCCTGTGCTACTGGCAAAGGCTGCTAGTAGTTGGTCAAATTCATCGTTACTATCTGCGGCATTGATTGTATCACCGTCAGCGTACGTAGATTGTCTTGTGTATGTTGCGCCCATTTACCTTCTAGCCCCTACCTGATATTCTAATTGAAACCCTTTTAGAGTGTAGGGCGCGGTAGCGTTTGCCCCGTCTTCTACTCTCAAGGCTACTGCGAAACCCGACCCTTCTACTGCTTTTCTAACAATGGGTTGAGATGGACCCCCATATACAGAGCTTCCGTATACTGATGAGCCGTATAGACCTGCAACATTTGTACTGTCCAGTGGGTACGCTGCGGGTCTGGTAGACGTATTCGATTCGTAATCGTATCTAACAAATAAGTCTGCGTCGATGGTAGACTCCGGTGCGTAGTTGACGTTCACACGTTGCATATGCTTGCGAACTCCGGGGTCTCCAAATGTAATGTCAGGACTTCTGTATTTTGCGTTGATTAAAGTTCCGTTGAAAGTGTTGCCTCTTTCTTGTCGGTAGATATACCCATCAAAACCGCCGTGTATGGCAATCACGTTTCCTGATTCTACAATAGTGTCTGTAGAAGACGGTCGTATGCCTTGTGTCTCTGCAAACTCAAACGATTGACCCTTCATAACACAGATAACGCCGTGTGTTGCTATGTCTGCTGCACTGTCTTTTGAAAAGAATATACGGTACTGGGTCTTATCGGGAATAACAAGCGAGTCAAAGCTACCCGAGTTAGACAATTGTTCACGAAACAACTCTTGTACGTTTGCGCTTATAGTTCCCAGTTCCACGTCACCAATTCTGGCAGTACCAGCAACTGTGCGTAATCCGTCAGGGCCGAGGAAGATAAGGTCACCTGCAAATTCCTGAATGGTAAACCCGTTGACACACCCGATGTTACGAGTGACAGGAACGATAGCAAAGTCGTCTAAATCACTGCCGCCCAGTTTAAATATCCTGTTTTCACAGAAGATAAACAAGTTATCACGAAAGACCTTGAGACCAACGATTGTGTCATCGACCTTAATACTTCCTGCACCATCACTAGCGGTAAAACCGTCCTCGTCGAACGGCTCACTGAATA